TAGTACTTTACGCTTAATAATTAACTAACATAAAAGGGGTAGGTTAGGTAAATGCCTACCTGCCCTTTTTTAATAAATAAATAAATATGAGTTGTGCAATAACAAAAGGTAGAGGCATAGGCTGTAAAACAGCTTACGCAGGTATCAAAAATGTATATATTCTTGATTATAGCGCAGCAATAGCAGCGTTAAGCCCTTCATCAGGTACGGTAACATTACCATCAGATGCAAGTGCTGAATTTTTCAAGTTTGAAGTAAAAGGTGGTCAAACATCTTTAGAAACAAGCGTAACATCAAGTAGGGAAAATGGAACTACTTTTTATGAAAGTACTCTAAATATTACTTTTCAAAACCTAGATGTTGCAACACAAGAGGAGATAAAACTCTTAAACAGAGGTAGAGCGCACTATGTTGTTGAACTATATCCTGACGGTACAGGTACTACAAAGTACTTACTAGTAGGAAAAGACAACGGTGCAGAGGTTACAGGTGGTACTATTGTAACAGGAGCAGCAGCAGGGGATTTACAAGGCTTTACTCTTACAGCAGTAGCTAGTGAGGTTAATCCACCATTCTTTGCAACAGCACCTGATGAAAGTGCTACAACACCTATTACTCCTGCTTAATATATTTTTTATATATTTGCTAAAGGAGAGTAAATAATTTTTGTTTTAATTATGATAGAGGGGGGTGCAATAGCACTCCTCTTTTTTTATTACAAATTATCACTTTTTAGCGTTATACTTATATGAAGATACTTACTACAAGTACAAGTTCGCAAACAATAGAGTTTATACCTAGATTGTATAGTACAAGTGCTACGCTTATACTAACGGATGACACTACTAATGTATCTACTACAACTGATGTAACCCTTACACAAAGTGGGGATTACTTAAACCTATCACACGCCTTTACTTTAGTAGAGGGTAGATTTTACGATTTGCAACTAGAAGCAGATGGAGATTTATGGGGAGTTAATGCTAATCAATGGCAATTAGAAACCCAAACTTGGGAAAGTGATGAATTATCTAATCTTATATATAAAGACAAGATATTCTGTACTGACCAAGATGTAGACCAAACGCAAAACAAGTATTATTCAGTTAATAAAAACGAATATACTACTAACGACACACACGACAACGATTATATAGTACTATGATACACGCATTAAGTTTATCGAATTATGTTAGCCCTACTATTGAAGAAAAGAAGAATAAGGCTTTTGTAACATACGGAGATAAAAACTCTTACTTTCAGTACTTAATAGACCGTTATAATGGTAGCCCTACAAACAACGCTGTTATCAATGGTATTAGTGAGATGATATATGGTAAGGGTTTAGATGCTACTGACAGCAATAGAAAGCCTGATGCATACGCACAAGCTATTACACTACTACACAAAGATTGTACACGTAAACTATGTGCAGACCTTAAACTTTTTGGTCAATGTAGTATGCAAGTAATTTACAGTAAGGATAGAAAAAAGATAGCAAGGGTTGAGCATATACCTGTTGAACAACTAGCTGCTGAAAAGTGCAACGATAAAGGAGAGATAGAAGCATATTACTACTCTAGTGATTGGGCTAAATACAACCGTATTAACCAAGTCAAGCGTATACCTGCTTTTGGTATGAGTAATGAAGCTATCGAAATTGTTTACGTTAAGCCTTACAGAGCAGGATACAAGTACTATGCTACCCCTGACTATCAAGGTGGTTTACAATATGCAGATTTAGAAGAAGAAATATCTAACTTTCACATCAACAACATACAATCAGGACTATCTCCTAGTATGCTTATTAACTTTAATTCAGGCACTCCAAGTGCAGAAGAAAGGGAGATGATAGAAAGACGTATCTATGATAAGTTTTCAGGCAGTAGTAATGCAGGTAAGTTTATACTATCATTTAACGATAGCCCTGAAACAGCAGCTACAATAGACCCTGTACAGTTAAGTGATGCACATAACCAATATCAGTTTTTAAGCGATGAGAGCAGCCGTAAGATACTTGTATCACACAGGGTAGTATCTCCTATGCTTTTAGGAATTAAAGATAATACAGGGCTTGGAAACAACGCAGAAGAACTAAAGACTGCATCTATACTAATGGATAACACCGTTATTAGACCATTCCAAAACTTACTACTAGAAGCGTTTGACAAAATACTAGCTTTTAACGGTATATCTCTAAACTTATATTTCAAGACGTTACAACCTTTAGAGTTTACAGAGATTGACAATGACCTTGTAGATGACGAAACAAAAGAAGAAGAAACGGGTGTAAAGTTAGCTAGTGATTTAGATAAGTTTGTAGACACAGATATTGCTGATGCTCTTATAGATTTAGGACAAGATGAAGAAGAACTACTAAAGGACTTTGAGGTTATAGACGAACAAGAAGTAGACTATGCCAATGACGATGACCTAAACCAAAAGATTAAGGAATTAAACGAGCAAACTAATCTAGCTAGTACAGGTAGTGCAAAGCCGTATAGTGAAAGCAAACAAGATGGTAAGAGTAAACAAAAAGGTCAAGAGGACAAAACATATTTAGTTAGATATATGTATAACCCTGCAAAGACTAAAGACACATCTAGGGAGTTTTGCAAGAAAATGGTCAGTGCTAAAAAGGTATATCGTAAAGAAGATATAAACGCTATGACAAGTAAAGTTGTAAATGCAGGTTTTGGTAAGGGTGGTGCTGACACATATTCTGTCTGGTTATTTAAGGGCGGAGCGAGATGTAACCACAAATGGTTTAGACGTATTTACGCACGTAAGGAAGGTAGTAAAAGTTTAGGTAGTGTAATTAGTACAACAGAAGCTAAAAGTCAAGGATTTAAGCCTGAAACTAACGCACAAAAAGTACCTGTTGCGCCTAAAGATATGAAGTACAAAGGCTATACAGCAGCGTATTGGAACAAAATGGGATTTAAAAACTAGATATGGCAACTGCATTATTTATAAATAGAACTGACCTTGTAAAGAATAGTATCCTAGATGGTAATGTAGATACTGATAAATTTATACAGTTTATTAAGATAGCCCAAGAGATACACGTAAGAAACTACACAGGTACTAAACTATACGATAAATTACAATCTGACATTATAGGTGGTACACTAACAGGAGATTACAAGACAATAGTTGATGAATTTCTTGCCCCAATGCTTATACATTTTGCTATGGTAGAGTATTTACCTTATTCAGCTTATCAGTTAAAGAATGGTGGACTATTTAAGCACTCTAGCGAGAACGCAGAAACACCAAGTAAGGATGAAGTAGACTTCCTTATACAAAAGGAAAGAAACCTAGCAGAATATTACACAACTAGATTTATAGACCATATGAGTTTTAACAGTAATTTATATCCTGAATATGAAAATAATTCAGATGATGATATATACCCTGACAAAGACAGTCTGTTTAATGGATGGGTTTTATGAGAATGTACAAACCAAAAGAGAAAAATATAATAAAATTAAAGAGTTTTTTGAATGGGAACAACACTAGAAGGAAAGCAAATAAATCAAACGTATCAGGGTTTACTAAAAACAACTGATAACGCTGAAGTAAGTGGTACAGCTAAAGAAATTACTGATGGTAAAGGTAATGGTACAGGTGTTACTTTAGACAATGCAGGTAATGTATCAGCTACATCTTTTACAGGTGATGGTTCAGGTCTTACTAATTTGCCTAGTGGTGCTGTTTCTTCTGTAAACACACAAACAGGCGCAGTTGTTCTTGACACAGATGATATTGGAGAAGGTAGTACTAATCAATACTTTACAACTGTAAGAGCAGTAAACGCAGTTACAGGTGGTAATTTAGATATGAGTAGCTACGATATAACTACCACAGGAAAGATTTACTTTGCTAATGTATTTAGCACAGAAGGAGATTTACCAAGTGCATCTACATATCACGGTATGTTCGCACACGTTCACGCAACAGGTAAAGCGTACTTCGCACATAGCGGTTCTTGGCACAAGCTATTAGATGAGGATAGCAGTAACACAGATGACTTATCTGAAGGCAGTTCTAATCTTTACTATACAGATGCTAGAGTAAGCGCAAATAGTGCAGTAGCTGCCAACACAGCAAAGACAGGTATTACAACCCAACAAGCTGATGATATAGTTGCTAACAATGCTAAAGTAACTCGCAGACCAATTACAGCAGGTGGTAACACTTTAGAAACATCAGAAAGTCTTACACTTACAGCAGGTAGTAATGTTACAATCACAGAAGCTGATGGTACTGTTACTATTGCCTCAACAGGTGGTGCAGGTAGTATTGATTTAGGCACATCTACAACTACAACTTCTGTTACGGTAACAAATTCAGGTGGTACAGATGCTACTATAAGCGAGGCAAGTAGTTCAGCAGCAGGTGTTATGTCTACTGCACATCACGATAAACTTGATGGTATTGAAGAAAATGCTGAAGTAAATACGGTAGATAGTGTAAACGGAGCAATAGGGGCTGTATCTCTTGATACGGCAGACCTTACAGACGTTGCAGCTACTGCACCAACAAATGGACAAGTATTACAATATAATAGCACATCTTCTAATTACGAGCCTGTAACATTAAGTAGTACAGCACCTGTTGATAGTGTTAACGGACAAACAGGAGCGGTTGTTTTAGACGCTGATGATATTGCTGAAGGAACTACTAACTTGTATTACACAGACGCAAGAGCAGATGCTAGAGTAAACTTACAGACAGGCTCAAACTTAGATTTGTCTAGCAAGAGTACAAGCGATTTAAGTGAGGGTACAAATTTATACTATACTGAAGCAAGGGTTTCGGCTAACACAAGCGTAGCAGCTAATACAGCTAAAACTAGTATGGTACTTGGCACAACAGCAGGTACAGCACTAGAAGGAGATACTGCCTTATTACAATTAGGCACAACATCAACAACAGCTTTAGCAGGAGACACTACAACTATAAGCGCACAACAAGCTAGTGATATAAGTACAAATAATGCAAAGGTTGGTATTACTACACAGCAGGCATCAGACATTACGGCTAATAACGCAAAAGTAGGCATTACCACACAACAAGCTAGTGATATAACAGCTAACAACGCTAAAGTTAGTATGGTGTTAGGAACGACAGCAGGAACTGCTTTAGAGGGCGATACTCCTTTGCTTCAATTGGGTACTACATCTACAACTGCATTAGCAGGGGATACAGTAATTCCTACTAACAACAACCAACTTACAAACGGAGCAAGTTATATAACAGCATCGTCAACTGACACGCTAACAAATAAAAGTGGTAGTAATAGTCAATGGACAAATGATGAAAACTACTTAACAGGCAACGAAACGGTAACACTATCAGGAGATATAACAGGAAGTGGTACAACAGCTATTACAGCAAGTATAGCAAATAATGTAGTAGGTGCAGATGAATTAAACGTAAGCGGTAATGGTACATCAGGGCAAGTATTAGCTTCGGATGGCGATGGCACTTTTAGTTGGGCAGATGCAGGTGGTTCGTATACTCCTAATATTGTATCAGGAGCAACAACAGCATCAAAAGATAATTTGTATATTTTTACAGCAAGTGCAACGCTAACATTACCTGCAAGTCCAAGTGGTGGTGATAGCATAAAAGTATCAAATTTAAGTGGTACAACAACTTGCGTGTTAGCAAGAAATGGAAGTAATATAATGGCTGATGCGTCAGATATGACTTTAGACAATCAATATGCATCTTTTGAATTAATATATGGCGATGCAACTCGAGGATGGGTTGTTGTCGGTGGTAACTAATAAATATAAACAATGAGTAATTACACAACATTTTTCCCACAAGCAGCAGGTGGTGGTTCAGTAGATATAACAGACCCTGACAAATTACCTAAATTAACCCTTACTAGTGAAATAGGAAATCCTTTTCGATATTATGGTAATAGTTGGTATTCGTTATCTTCTAGTGGCTTAGTAAGTACAGGTTATGGACCTGATTGGGGAATTGGAACTTACGATTTTATGTTTGGAACAAATACGCTTCTTCAGGGATATGATGGCGGTATAGTAACGCAAACATCAAACAATACCCAGATTACACTAGCTAACGTAACAGGCAGTGGTGGTTATTTATGTAATATAATAACTCCTGCGGGTGCAGCAGCGACAACACAAGAAATAGAAATTACAATTGATGGTGGTACTGCTAAAACTTATACAATAGATTATAGTTCAAATACGTCAATTGATGATTTTGAGCAACGAGTTTTATTAGGCTTTTTCTCAACAGGAGGGAATAGCAACTCTAATAAACCTAATAATAATGCATCAACAGGAATAACTTGCGTAGGTGGTGGAGGAACAACTTATAACGACACATCAGTACCTCCAATGCACTATAGTGGTAGTACCACAAAGTCTCTTAGGTTATTTACACCACCAGAATTTAAACAATACAATCTACCTAAATTAAGGTTCGAAAGTAGTTTACTAGTAAAAACTAAAACAACATCTTTAGCAGAATTATTTTATTATTCAAATGCAGGTAAAGCAACTTATTATTTAGATAATCAATTATAGAAATTATGATAATAGAAAACTTAACAAATCCAAGCCAAGAGTTACAAGGTGGCGATAAGGTAAAATACACACATCCAAGCGGTGCTATTGAAATAAAGACCTATAATGCAACACAAGAGCCTACGCAAAAAGAAATTGAATATGAAGAGCGTCAATGGAGAGATGCAGAGTTGAAAGATACTGATTGGATAGTATCTGTAACAGACCATCCTAATCACGCTTCTTATTTAGTGTATAGAGAGGAATTAAGAGATTATCCACAACAGGCTGACTTTCCTAACGGAGATAGACCTACAAGACCATAATATGAAAGACGGTTGGCAAATAACGAATGTAACAAGAAGGCAAGAAGATGGTTTTGTCACTAATGTTACTTGTGTATATGCTCAAACAGCTTCAAATCATATTGAGAAAATCAGATATATTATTGCCAATGAGTACAATGGTATTGATGATGACTTTATTCCCTTTGAAGATTTAACAGAAGATGTTTTATTAGAGTGGTGCTTTGATGTTATGGAAGATGAAAAAGAAGTATTAGAAAATAAAATAGATAACAAACATACCGACTATGTAACTAATAGAGATAAAGAGTTAGAACATATAGACGGATTACCTTACTAAAATGGATTTAAACTCGTTCAAACTTTATATAATAAACCTATCAGCTATTACAGTTAGCACAATGGATATATTAGAAGATAGCCTTAAAATACTTTTATTGTTAGTTACTATTGGCTATACAGCACAAAAGTGGTACGAGTTAAAAAAGAAGAAATAATGTGTGATATCTGTATACATTGTGGCTTATGTTAAGATACTTTAATTATAGTGAGTTTGATAGCCCTGATGTACAAGGTAGTGGTCAGCTAATGGATAAGACTTTACTAGAAATGCTAGATGAAGTTAGAGATAAGTTCGACAAACCCATACACATTACAAGTGGATTTAGAACACCTGCACACAATGAAGCGGTAGGTGGTAAAGAAAATTCATCACACCTTAAAGGACTTGCAGTAGACATAGCTTGTAACAAAAGCCAAGATAGATTTGATTTAATTAACTGCCTTTTAGATGTAGGTTTTAGTAGGATAGGAGTAGGTAATACTTTTATACACGCTGATATAGACCAAGACAAGACACAAGGTGTAATGTGGACATATTGAGCATAGCAATTATATTTTTATTCCCTACTTCGTTTATAGGTGGTATATCTTACTATCCTAAAAATGAAGATTACCCATTTAACGAACTAAACATATATTTGTTTTTAATACAGATACAATTTAGAACTTATGAGTAAACCATTTAAAGACACTAAAGTAGGAAAGTTTCTTATAGGTGAAAAAGGTTTGTTTAAGAATTTAGCCAATACTTTGCCTGACAAGGGCTTTTTAGGTGTTTTAAAGAACTTAATACATACTGATAATAGTTTATCCCCATTTGAAAAAGAAAAGGCATTAGAACTGCTTAAAATCGATATACTAGAAATGGAGCAGGTTACTGAAAGATGGGATAGTGATATGACTTCTGATAGTTGGCTGTCAAAAAACACAAGACCACTTACATTACTTTACTTAACATTTATGACTACTTTGTTTGTTATTTTAGATAGTAGCGATAGCCCTTTTAAAGTTAGCACTGAATGGGTAGAACTTCTTAAAACACTTTTAGTTACTGTTTATGTTGCATATTTTGGCAGCAGAGGCTTTGAAAAATACAAAAAAATTACTAAATAATATATAGTTATATATATATATATATAGTTATATATAATATTGATATATAGTATAACAAGTATATAACATATAACTACTATATAACACCTACTATATATAGCATATAACTATAAATAAAAACTACTATATATCAGTTAGTATATATGTGTTCAAAACTATATTTTTAGATGTTTAGAAGTAGGCTTATCTTTGGCATATGATAGATAACATATTAGCAGAACAAATAACAGACAATCAGAAGATAGACAAGCTACTAGAATTAGATTGCAACCTATACACAAATCTAGGTAGTGATAGTACAAAGACCGAGAAGCAAGAAGTAAAGCGTATGTCAAGAAAAATATATAAAGCAATACAGGGTATCAATGAGCCTATTGGAAAGTCTTTACTACAAGCTATGGATAAATGAAAATATTAAATAATTTATTAATTGCATATTGCTGTGTACTTGTAACATTGTTACTTGTTGTTTTATATGATTGGATAGTATGACACGAAGCAAAATAGTTAAAAAGCTAGATAGTGTGTTCAGCCTATACATCCGCAATAGATTTGCAAATAACGGCAAAGCTGAATGTTTTACTTGTGGTAAAGTAGATGATGTAAGTAGATTACACGCAGGACACTTTATGAGCCGTAAACACTATGCAACTAGATGGGATGAAACAAACGTACAGGTACAATGTCCTAAATGCAATTTGTTTGAGCAAGGCAATCAATATATTTTTGGCTTAAACCTAGACAAAGAGTATGGAGAAGGCACAGCAGAAAAGTTACAACAAAAAGCTAGGGGTTTAGTTAAATTGTCAAATGATGACCTAAATGAGTTAATTGAAAAGTTTAAAGTATAACCTGCGCTTGTAGGTTAGTTTCTCTATATGTTTGTTCAAAAAGGGGTTGGTTTTATTACTGACCCTTTTTTTTTAAAAAATTTTTTGTAGCTTTGCTTTATGACATATAATGAGGATTTATTACGGCTACGAGAAGCAGAAGCCGAAGCATTACGAAAAAAAGTAGAAATGCTTGAAGCAAAAATAGAGATACTTACACAACAAATAATGACAAATGATATATACGAGTAAAGTAAATACAGTAGTAAAAGGCGAAAGTTTTAGACTACCTGACGGAGTTACTATGAATAAATACACAGTAACATTCGCTAATGGACATAACCCTAATGTTTATTCTCCTAAAGAATTGACATTTAGTGAAGGGGATGAAGTCGAGTATGATTTAGACCAAAATAAAAACAAGGCTAAAATACTTGGAAAGAAAAGCAGCGTAGCGCCAACTACTGCACCTGCTCCTAAAGGAAACTATTCTAATCCTAAAGATGATGTACAACGATACATTATAAGACAAAGCAGTTTAAATAGAGCAACTGACTTGTATGCAGGAAAAGAAATAAATACAACTGAAATAATTAATTTAGCACGTACATTTGAGAACTACGTGTTTAACGGATAAAAATAAATATTATGACTAAAACTTGGGTAGACGGATTGAGAATATTCGACAACAAACAGGAATGGATAGTTTGCGACATTAAAATAAATGCAGACGAGATGATAAATTGGATTAACCAAAATAGAGCAAACGTCAACGAACGTGGTTCTATTCCGATTACGATAGCTAAAAGTGAGAAAGGATTGTACTCAATGCTTAACACTTATGAAGTACAGAAGTCAAAGGAAGTAACAACAGCACAACATTCTCCTGACCGAGAAGCAGACTTGCCTTTCTAATGCTTATACAGCTAGACAATCACATAAAGAAGTTAGACGAATACCGAGCAGGGACTTTGAAAACAGGTCTCCGCTTGGGTATTCCTAGACTTGATGAACACTTTAGGTTTAAGTATGGAGATTTTAATATCATACTAGGACACGCAA